GATCAGCTTGAGTATGAAACAAAGGTGATCAAAACAAGGGGGAGAAAGAGTGCTAACGGAACAATGGGTTAGTCAATTCGTCACGATCTCCGAAACCGAACCTTTATATGAACCCGTCACAGTCAATGAAGCAAAGAATTATATGAAAGTTGATGACACGACAGACGACGCATTAATAGGACAATTAATAAAGACAGCAAGAAAGATGATTGAAACGCAAGCGTCACTTGCATTTCATCGTAGAATAGTCACGCAAAAACAAACAGGCGGAATTGAAACTCTTGATGCATTAAGAATTCCCGTTTCGACAGTTTCAAGTATTCAATATGCAGAAAATTTCGACAGTTCTTACATAACACTTGATGTGGACGAATACAGACTTGCAGGAAATCGATTATATAGCGATCAATACAAGTTTAAGCGCGGTCGTGATGCGGATGGTTATGTGATCACCTATACAGCAGGCATGGTTGCAGACACGACACCAAGCACCTTAAACAATGACATGAAAACGGCTATATTAAGAATTACGGCTTTTTTATATGAGAATCGGCAAGAATTCGCACAAGGATGGAGCGAACAAGGATTTTCTATAAATTATGAATCGGATGGAGTAGCATTACTTAAGGGTATAATAAATAAAATTGTGAATCCTTATGCAAGCGCAAAGGGGATTTTCTAATGCTTACTATATTACGCAATAGGGTTACAATACAATCGATGACAGTAACACCTAGCGGCGGCGGTACATTTGATGAAACTTGGACAACAGTTTCAACAGTATGGGCAAACGTACAGGGAACAGCAAAAGAAGAAACGACATTTGATAAAATACAGCAAATTGATGAATATACAATACGCATGCGTAAAAGAAATATAACCAATGAAAATCGTTTAATATATAAGGGACAGGTACTAGAAATTAAATCCGTTCTAGATGAAACACAACAAAGCAAGATGATCACTATTAAAGCGAGTGCAGAAATATGAGCATAAGAACAAGAGTTATAGGCGGCAATAGTTTAAAAGATGAATTGAAGAATCTCAACAAAGAAATCAAAAGTGCAGTATATCAAGAAATCGTTGATGGTGCATTCATCATACAAACAAAAGCAAAACAAAATGTGCCTGTAGATACAGGAAGATTAAAAACATCGATCATGACACTAACAAAAGATATTAAAACTTATTCATACACAGACAGAGAAGGAAACAGCTATGATGGAAAATTAAGAACAGTACAACCTTTCGGATATGATGTATATGTCGGTTCAAACGTTGAGTATGCAATGAAGATACATGAACAAGGTGGAGGAGGTCCTTTTAGCGGAAGAACAGCAGGGGGACAAAAGAAACCTAAAGGATATGGAAGATATTACTTGAAGAAAGCGTTTGAAGATGTTATTCCGATGATCATAACGAGAGTTCGAAAGATAAAGGGGATAGAATAATGACGGCAATGTGGAGCGTGCAGAAAAGTTTATATACGGCGCTTGCGTCTAATTCAACCTTTATGACTAAAATCGGTAATAATCTATATGACGAGCCGCCGACTAATGAACAATATCCATATGTAACTATCGGAAGCATGACAGAAGCCAATAACAATCGATTGAATAAAAGCGGTTATTATGTTACATTGGAATTGCGTATATTTACGAAAAACGGGCGCGGCGGATTCAAACTTGCAAAAGAAATTCTTGAATTAACAAACAATGTTATAAATCTTCAAAAGTTCAGCACGGATAATTTTACGATGGTTCAATGTTTTTACCGTTATTCAAATACAGAAAGAGATCAAGACAAGCATATTATAAATGCAAACTATGACATTATATGTCATTAAAAAAGGAGAGGTTAAATAATGGCAGGTACATTTGGAAATGGTGCGATATTCAAGCTTAATACAACAACAATCAGTGAGATCACAACAATTTCCGCGCCAAATCTAACAGCAGAAACAATTGACGTTACAACGCATTCTTCCGCGGGTTCGTATCGAGAATTCATCAAAGGGTTGCGAGATGGCGGAGAGATTTCAATTGAAGGAAATTTCACAACAGCGAGTGCAAGCGCAACAATCATTCAGCTTGAAACAGCAAGCACGACAACCGTGACTATTGACTATCCTACAAGCCCGAGCGTGACCAGATTCACAGCAACAGTACTGACAACAGGCTTCACGATGGAGGCACCAGTTGACGGAGTAATCCCATTTACGGCAACATTTAAAGTTACAGGTAAACCTACACTAGGTCAAATTTAATAAAGGGGAATCGATATGCCGCGAGTTAAACAAAGAAATAATAATGTTCAAATTCAACTTGATAAACTTAGATATTTAAGATTCGACCTAAACGCAATGGCGGCGTATGAAGATGCTACAGGAAAAAGCGCATTTGCTATTGGCGATGACATAAACGCAAAGAGCATTCGCGCTTTACTGTGGGCATGTTTGATTCACGAAGATGACAAGTTAAAAGTTGAAGATGTCGGAGCAATGATTCACACGGGCAACATGCAGGAGATCACAACAAAGATTAATGAATTAGTAAAAACATCGACAGATACAGGCGAAGAAGAAGAAGCAGACCCAAACGAGAGCCGCCAAAATTAATTGAGATATGGGCATATGGCGTCACGATACTAGGCTTAAATCCGATTGATTGTTGGCGGTTAACGTTAAAGGAATATCATTATCTAGTCAAGGCTTATGAAACACAAATGAAAAGAGAAAATTATAGGTTTGCCCTAGTATGTTCAGTAATCGCCAATGCGAACAGAAGCAAGGGCAGACCTTTTCGGGTTGAAGATTTCATGCCAAAAGAAAAGAAGAAACGACAAACATGGCAACAGCAATTGCAGTTCCTGCAAGCCTTTGTTTCCTCTTATGAAGGAAGTGATTAAATGTTAGATGAATTATATGTGAAAATATCTTCGGATTTTAGCGATCTTGATGAAGGTATTGATAAATCACAGCAGAAAATACAAAATTTCGCAGATGAAGTTTCTCAAGTTGGAACAACAGCATTTCAGCCGATGCAAGAAACAATGACGGGATTGGGTAGTAATCTTGATATTGTTGCTACAGATTTAGGCGGATTAGGCGAAACGTTTAATCAAACAGCAACAAAAACAACAACATTCAGCGGAAGCTTAAAAACATTACAAACGGATTTTGATGGATTAAAACAGAAATTTGCAGATCAGCAAGAAGGATTGACACGATTTGGCGAAGGCATGGCAAACGTAGGCAGTAAAATGACTATGTTTATGACATTGCCTATTCTTGCGGCAGGCGCGGCGAGTTTCAAGCTTGCAAGCGATATGGAAGAAACAACAAACAAAGTCAATGTCGCTTTCGGAACATCAGCAGAAAAGGTATTGCAATGGAGTCAAACATCTATTGAGTCAATGGGACTTGCAAGTCAAAGCGCACTTGATGCGGCGGCATTGTTCGGCGACATGGCAACATCGATGGGATTTACACAGGAAAAAGCCGCAGACATGTCGATAAACTTGACTCAATTAGGCGCAGATTTGGCGAGTTTTAAAAACATCCCAATGGAACAAGCTATGAATGCGTTAAATGGCGTATTCACAGGCGAAACCGAAAGCATGAAGATGTTAGGCGTAGTTATGACAGAAACGAATCTTGAGGCGTTTGCGTTATCTCAAGGCATCGAAAAAAATGTTGCAGACATGACACAAGCAGAAAAAATAAGTTTAAGGTATGCATTCGTACTCGATGCAACAAAAAATGCGCAAGGCGATTTCGCGCGAACATCAGAAGGCGCGGCAAATCAAATGAGAACATTCAGGGAATCATTAAAAGAATTGGGAGTGCAATTCGGGCAAGTTATATTGCCTTTTGTAACAAGAATGATCTCTAGTCTGAATTCAATGTTGCAAGCATTCACAAACTTGCCTACAGGCGTGAAGAAATTGATTGTGGGTTTAGCGGCATTCCTTGCAGTAGCGGGTCCTTTATTGTTGATAACAGGCAAAATATTGATTGCACTTCCTTTCCTTAAAGCAGGGTTCTTAATGGTTGTTCCTGCGGTCAAAGCTTTAGGCATAGCACTCAAAGGACTTGCACTTAATCCGATGGGAATGATCATTACAGCTATTGGACTAGTTATTATTGCCGCGATCTATATGTGGAAGAATTGGGACACTATCAAACTACATCTTATGAAAATAGTCAATGCGATTGCGTATGGATTTCAGCAAGGATTATCGTATCTTAAAACATTGATATTTAAGTATGTTGATATGTATTTAGCCGCATTTCAGAAGCTATTAGGATGGATTCCTGGACTAGGCGACAAAATAGATCAAGCAAGGGAAAAGATGTCATCTCTTATAGACGAAGAAAAGTTGAAGCGTGAAACAAATACTTTTAATTTCCAAACCGAACAAGCCGCATTAAGTGCAGAATTAGCGGCGGCAGAAATGGAAAAAGCTAAAAAGAAAACAGGCGAATTGGGCGAAGAAATCTCAAACACGACAGATAAAACATTTGAATATAACGATGGATTAGGCGATTTAAGCAAAATAACAGCAGATGCAACAGAATCTACAGAAGATGCAAAGAATACTGAAAAAGACTATAAGAAAACAGTTGACGACAGCAAAAAAAGCGTGGAAGGATTAACAGATTCGACAGGCGGATTAATCGATGCAAGAAAAGATTTATATAATAAATCAACTGAACAATTGAATAAACTTGGCGATGCTTTAATTAAAGCATTGAAAAAGCAATATGAAGAACAGCAGAAGATTGAAGTTGATGCACTTGAAGCAAGACGAGATAATGAAGAAAATGCATTGAAGGAATCATTGAAAACACTTAAAACAAATTATGATAAACAGGTTAAAGCACTTAAAGACAAGGCGAAGCAAGAAATACAAGTATTAACCGATGCACAAAAAAGCAAGTTGCAAATAATCGATGCCGAAACTCTTGATCAAGTCAATGCATTGCAAAGGCAGATTGATGCGATTAATAATCTGACAGACCAAGAAGAAAAACAGCTTGAGGAACAAGAATATAATACACGCATAGCAGAATTGCAAAAGGAAGTTTTAAGTGCAGACAGCGCGGAAGAAAGATTAAAAGCACAGCAAAGATTAAATGAAGAAATATCGAAACGTCAAAGGGAATTATTATTAGAAGAAAGAAAGAATCAAATTGAATCACTCAAAACACAGATTGAAAATATTCAAGATAATGCAGATCAGCGAAAAAATGAAATTGAAAAGCAGACAGAAGCGGAAATAACAGCGATTGAAACAAGACTTGATAATCAGCTTACCGCAGAGGAAACCGCGTTTGAACAGCAACAAAACGCATTGAATCAAAGACTTCAAGCAGTTCAAACTTTTTATGAAAATGAGATTAAATTAGCAAAAGAAAAATATGATAAACTTATGACAGATGAAGCGTTATTTGAAGAAGCGCGGCAAATGGTTATTAAAAACAATCAAGAAGAAATATTGAAGTTGCTAGGAACATATAATCCGAAATGGCAAAACGCAGGACAATCATTTGGAAATAGCCTAATCGAAGGATTGAACAGTACTAAGGCGACAATTCAGCAAACAATAAAAGATATGATGAAGATGCTTGATACATTAGATAATGAAAAAAAATATTTAAGTGGTCTAGTTCAAACAGGATTAAAAACAAATAATGTCGGGCTAGTAAAATGGGCGAAAAAACAAGCAGAAATGATGGGCATTCCGATGCTTGCAAAGGGCGGACTAGTAAAAGGTCCTACATTAGCAATGATAGGCGAAAAAGGACCCGAAGCAGTCATTCCGCTTAATCGTATGAATGATTTCGCAGGGACACAGCCAATTAATGTCTATCTTGATGGAAGAAAGATCACAGGCACAATTGCTCCGCAAATGGTAGATATGATTCGAGGAAGAATAGGTTCAGCATATTAAAGGAGGAGTTTTTATGGTAGTATTTAAAAACGGGATAAAGATAACAAGTATTGACTCATTTTTCGCAATCACGCCAAGCAATAGCGTTGATTTGGCTAATGAAACAATTGCGATTTACGTAGGCACTCCAGGCGATTTACGTATTGATGATGTAAACGGAAATACAGTAACATTCAGTAATTTGGCTAACGGAATATTCCACCCGATACAAGCTAAAAAAGTATACGTTACAGGCACAAGCGCAACAAACATCATAGGCGGATATTGATATGTTCGGGTGGCTAATCGGGCGTAACAAAGGCTTCCAACCAAACACAATACCTAATATGAGATTATGGCTAGATGCTACACGTATTAACCAAGCCAACAACACAGCAGTAGCAACATGGGCAGACCAAAGCGGCAACGGCTATGACGCGACACAGTCCACCACAGCGGCAAGACCGACTTATATTGCGAGTGGGCTGAACGGCTTGCCTGTGGTGAGGTTTGATGGGACGGATGATAATCTTGCTTTAAGCGGTGGCGCGTTGGGGATGCTTAGAAATGTGGCGGGGGCGACAGCTTTTGTGGTGGTCAAATATCCCGCCAACTCAACAGCTATGTTTCCTTTTGCGATTCGAACAGAAAGCACTGGTCCTAGACTTCAAATGCTAGCAAGTTCTGCAAATAAATTTCAAACTGCGGGAAGAAGATTGCAAGCCGACACAACAATTACATTAACATCGACGCAATCAGTTACAACAAACGCAGTTATACAAACAGCATTTGCCGATTATCAAAACACAATTTTAAGACAATTTATAAATGGTACAATAGATGGCGAAAATTTAAGCTTTCAGACATCAGGCAATACGAGTAATACTGATAGCAATGCTATTTCCATCGGAGCTACAGCGGTTCCGAGCTTTCCTCTTAACGGCGACATCGCAGAAATCATCGTATACAACCGAGCCTTAAACACAAGCGAGCTTGCACAAGTCCATCGCTACCTCAGTCGAAAGTGGGGGATACAG